ATGCACGACCTGGCACACAATTCCCCGGCTTCGCTGCGATACTGGCTGCAGCTTGCCCTGACCGATGGCATCGGCCCGATTCTTTCCAAGCGATTGGTCGAATCGGCCGGCAGCGCCGAGGGCGCGTGTGGGGCTTCGGTCGATCAACTGACGAACATCGAAGGGATTGGATCGGCCAAGGCGTGGAAGATTGCCGCCGCACTCCAAAAGGCGGAGCGCGAAGCTGAAGCGGAAATGAGCCGATGTGTGAAGGCGGGAATCAGCCTGCTTTGTCAGGATGATCCGGCTTATCCCCTGTTGCTTCGGCACATTCCCGATCCACCCAATGTCTTGTACGTGCGAGGAAATCTTGAGCCCCGCGATTTACACGCGGTGGCGATCGTCGGCAGCCGAAAGTGCAGCTTTTATGGGCGGGAACAGGCGGAGCGATTTGGCGCGCTCTTGGCCGGCGCTGGCGTCACGGTGATATCGGGCGGGCGCGCATAGTGCCGGTGGGGTCAGCATCCGAAGGCTTCGGAGCGGGCAAAAGCCGGTTCGGACGCGGCCCCTTCGTCGCGGGCAAACTCTCCGGCACAACACCGTCCCAATCATCCCGCCTGCACACCGTGCCGTCCGGAAGAGCCACGATCTGGCCGCAAAAACGCTCGATAGCACAGTTCAGTGCTGCCGCTCCCGCCACATTCAGAATGCTCTGATTCGCCTCGTCGAAAGCGGTGTTAATCTCGTTCAGAAGTGCCCGCCTATCGAAGCTGGCCTCTCCCGCTAGTTGACGCAGGCTCGCATTGGCCGCGTCCCTTTCCCTTCCCATAATGCCTAGCTGCTCCGACAGCCCCTTGGCTTGGTCGTCGGTTAGCTTCGGGTCCATCATCATCCGGCCATAGCGAGCGATTCCCTGCTCGATCTTCGAGAGCTCCGCCTCAATCTTGGCACGCCGTGCATCGTTGGTGTCTAGGGATTGTTCCGCTATCTCCACGGCTCGCTTAATGATCGCGTCCTTCTGCAACATCACCTTCCGGAAGCTTTCCTGCACCCAAGCAATCATGGCCTCCTCGGTGGGGCGGTTGGGATTCGTGCATCCCCTCGGATCATCGGCCCCATGGTTGTCCCGCTTCCCACAGACCAAGTAATAAGTGACCGTCTTTCGCTTCAGCCCCTGGTGCCGGGTGTACATGGATGTGCCACAGCAGCCACAGAACACTCGCTGCGAGAATGCCCGGATATCCGATGGCAACCGGTAATCGCGGAAGACCCGACCTTTCAGGCGAGCCTGCACCTTGGCGAATTCCTTGTCAGATATGATGCGGAGGCTTTCATCCTGTTGGGTGAGGAATTCGGGGTTCTTCAGTCTCTTTGCTCTGCCGGTCCGGCGGTCCAGCTTCTCGGATGTCTTCCCGTAATAGCGATAGCCGGTATACATCTTATTGTGGAGCATCCGGTTGATTGCGGACCACGCCCATGGTTTGCCGCTTCGGGTGCGGTGGCCAAGTTCATCGAGTCGCCGTCCAAGTCGCTTCACTCCAAGGCTCTCGGATTGGTAAAGCTTATAGACGAGTCGCACGGTTGCGGCCTCGTCGGGGTGAATCTCTAAGCGGCTCAATCCATCTGTTCCCTTGACGACGCGATAGCCGTATGAGGGAGAGCCGCCTAGATGGGTGCCGTTCTGCTTGAAGCGGACCCGCATGGCGTCTTTGACGCGCTGGGATAACTTCTTGGAGTAGTCCTCACTGACGAGCAGGCCGACACCCCTGGCTAGGAAGTCTGATCCTTCCGTGGCACTCTCGACCTTGATGCCCAGGTCCTCCAGATCGGCGATGGTCGCGTGCGTCTCGGCATTGCGGCCAAATCGATCCCACTTGTAGACGACGAGCCTTGTGAATTCCCCGCGTTCTGCTGCTGCCATCATTAGGCGGAAGTTGGTGCGGTGCATGGTCCGTCCGCTCTGGGCTCGGTCGATGTATTCGATGGGGTTGTCGCCTGCTTGCTTGCGGCAGCAGTCGAGTTGCGTCTCGATGGAGACTCCACCATCTTGGTTAGTGCTGGAGTATCGGGCGTAGATCGCTGTTCGTTCACGCTTCATGGTTCATCCTTTCGATTGCCCGGTTGGCGATGATCTGGGCTATCCACTCAACTGCCTCTTCATCGCGGTCTGGGTCTAGTGCCGGACCATTGAAACATGGCGATATAGCCTTTCGTAAGTTGTCGCGTAAGCCCTCGCGGGGCGTTTTCTCGTCGTGTTTTTCGATGGGTGTACTTCGGGCCATCTACACCCAACACGTCGGAGCAGCTTCACCCCCTGGCACTCACCCCCTAAAAATTCTGTTCGCCTAGAAAAACCGAGAAAACGGTATGGAATTATCTTGACAAATTTCTCGGAGCGGCTACGTTTCCCGCCTTCGCTTCCAGCACCTTCGCGGCGGCGGCCAGAGCTTGGTCGCTCGTTGAAAACGAGGCTCCGGGAGCTACCTCCTAACCCCCAGACATCTGAAACGCAGCAGTGCCCGTCAGGGAACGGTCTATTCATTCTCCCTGCGGGACTCCCTTTTTGGGTTCATAGCCTCTTGGGGGTGGCATCGCGTAGATGTCCCTCCGGAGGTTTATCACGAGAAATAGGAGATTGCCCATGTCAGTAGCAGAAATTGAATCGGAACCACCGAAGCCTCCGTTGGTTTCCTTCCCCGAGGCAGTCTGGCTGCCTTGCACGCTCTCGTGTGATGAAGACGGACCATGGAAGGCCGGCTTCATGAGGCCAGTAGAAGTAATGCGGCTAGTCCTGCGTAACATCCAACTGCCGGATGGGACGAAAGCCACAGCCTACGTTTATTTCGGCGATTCGTCACGAGACTGGCATTCAGACCTGGTGACGTTCTTAATGCGGCTTGGGGTGCGGCCAGAGGAGTACGATCAGTATATCGAATACGCAGGGCCAAAACGCCCTAAATGGGATGTCTTGGACGGACTTCGATTATTGGTGCAGTTCGGTTCTGCCAACACGTCATCCGGCCAGCAGATTATTGCAGACGCCAAATTCGAGCAAGCCAAGGTGATGCCTCCTATGCCCCCAACTCGTCGTTGATCAGATGTTCAGGCTGCCGGGGCGGCACCAAACACGGAGTCCGCCCCGGCAGTTTTTATCAAACCGAAAGAAGCTTAACCGAGGAATTAACTATGCCAAAGTTTCAGGATCTGGAATTTCTTCAAGGCTGCTGTGGGTCGAAGAACTGCGGTGGCTTGACTAGGGGGACGGCCATTATGAACGTGGCGTCCTCGCTGGCTCATGGAAGCTACCCGGAAACCGTTCTTGACGCCTTCATTGCGGGAAGGATGAAGGAGGATGAATTAGCCAGCGCCGTCGTCATGGAATTAGCCCGTCGTTTCCCCGAGTTTTGGTCGCTGCCCATGGGTGCCCCTGTGACTGATGAGATGAAGCAAGGCGTCGTGAGGGAGTTTCTGGGCATATTCATCAAAGGAGTATTGCCAAGTTGCTAGATGGTGGTCCGTAAGACTCTCCACGTGTTGGGCATTCCGGGATTGCTGGTTCGCTCCAGCGCGCCACGGGCCACCAGCTTACGAATGTCGTCAGTCATGACACGATAACTTATGTCGCACGCTCTCGATAGGGCCAACACCGACATTTGGGGATTGGCAGCCAACAGTTCCAGAATCTTCTGCCATCGTTGTCGGCGTGTGTCGCTTATCGATCCCCTAGTTGGCGACAGAGAGGGGGCTGGCTCTCCGGAGAAGACTTGTCCAGTGGGTTCACTGTTCCGGGGTTTCATCTTACCGGCCAGAATCTTAGAGCAGGTGGAATTGTTGCATCCCAAGTGCTTTCCAATTGCGACTTGTGAATGCCCTAAGGCGCTTAGTCGCCGGACTTCGTCATGAAATTCGATGCTGTATCGCCTGGCTTTGTAGCCGCGCCATCGGCGGAGCGGGTCTGAGTCAAAGGATTTCTGGATGTTCGCAGATTGTGTCAGGAATTGGAGGTTGCTTGCTCGGTCGTCGGTGTTATCGCCATTGATGTGGTCTATCTGCATACCGGGTGGTGTTGGTCCAAGGAAGGTTCTGGCAATGATTGCCGCGACTCTCACGAGCCCTATCTTTTGGCGGTCTGCCCTGTACAAGCTGACGACCTTATAGCCCCCTCTAGCTGGCTTCTTGGTGCAAAGTTGCAGGGTAATCTTGTTCCGGACGTTTCCCAGCGACGAGCACTCATAGGTGCTATATCCGACTGCGGGCCGCCACTCTTCAAATACGACAAAGGGTTGAATGAAGGATTGAGCAATGTCCATACGGGTATGGTTTGCTCAAAGAATTTCCGCCAATGTGGGGATGCAAGAGTACGTAGTCGTGTCAAAGGTCTAGATGTCAGTGGAAATCCACTGACCGCTGTTAGCCGCAGCGTGACTCGATAAGGACCATCAATGGATATATCAACTCGCACACCTGTATTTGAGACGAATCATAATCCATTGGTGGCGGCCAGCAGGACGGCTAATCCTGCTGGCCGTCCTCCTTCCTATCCGCCACCATCCACCGCCGCACATCCCATCTGGCAACGCCTAGAACGTCCAGCAACCATCGCCATCGACCCACGCGAAGCCAGACAAATCCACAAGTTGATCCGCAAGGGCATTGATCCCATCCACTATGGCATGACGAGGGTCCGCGTCGATCAATCTAGTGGTGAGGAAATCGTCCAGAAAGCCGCGTGGCGCTGCACATCCGAAACCTATAACCGCAACACCATCCGCTACGGCACACGCCAGAAGACCTACACCCGAGAGCTCCACTACCAGCACCTTTCAGGAGTCTCAGACGATTTCTTCTGCGGGCAAGCACCATCCGGCAGCCAAAATGGATGGCAATGGGCACTGCTGGATATCGACAATCGCGGCGATGATTTCCCCCATGTCGCCCATGCCATAAAAGAACTATTCCCCGAACTCTATTTTGAGCCCTCAACCAGTGGCAAGGGCCTCCATGCTGTAGTGCGCATCAGCCACTTCAACCAATGGCGGCCTCTGGAAGACCGGGAAATGCATGATCTGGTCGTGTCCTGGTGCGGACGCCTCACGCGGGCGACGAAAGCCATCTCCGGACGCAAGGAAGGCAGTTTCTGTGAACTCAAGGGAGCTTGCTGCTACTGGAACAAGTCTAGTGAATCATGGACGCTCGGAACGCTAGGGAGGCTACCCCGTCTGCCGCTATCCAAGCTCCGCTCCATCCCGGTCATAAGCCAAGCGAGCTTCGAACAGAGGCTCGGCAGACTCGAAGGTGTGCTCGAAGGTGTGTCCGAGCCTCTCCGAGACAGCGAGACAGCCCGGACCCCGCCTTCGGCCGTCCGAAAAGCTCCGAAGGCCAAGCGGGTGCAAAGACGACCCCTTCCGACGCCAGAGCAACAGCCCGACGCCTACAAGCGAATGACCGCCAACGCCTGCACCCTCGCCGCTACGCTTGGCCGGACCCCGACGCCGGAAGAGTTACTAGCGTTCTACGAGGCTGGGCCGTCCGCAAACTCCGAGGCCACGACGCCAGCACGCCGCGACCGGGCCACCAAAGCCTGCCGCTTCCTAGCCACCGTTACACCATCATCATTACGTCATAAATCGGGTGCACCACCTACAACTTTCGACCTAGAAAAGCACCACGCGGAGATATCGGAGATACCAGACACGGATTTAGTTGTGCCTGTCGGCAAGAACGCTCTCCGTAAACGGCAAGTAGCCATGAGCCGGCAGGAACTCGGAGTAGTCTACGGGACGATCCTCGATAATTTCTTCCGCAACGAAAATCACAGATGTGCACGTAATGGTATCCAAGCAGTCTGGGATATCGCCGTCCGGAAAGGGATTATTAGGCGAGCATTCAGGAACACCTATTATCAGGCAGCCATAAGAATCCTCTCGGATGCCAAGCTAATCCAGATCGTCGTTGAGCACACCAAGCCATGGGAAGGAATGGATGGATCGAGAATCAATGGGAAGGCGAGAACCATCAGCCCCGGCCCCTGCAGCAGTCGATGGGGTGACGCCCAGCCTATCCTGGCTCCTATTATAGCATCATTACGTCATAAATCGGGTGCACCACTTAAGTGTAACGATCTTGAAAATACCTATGGAGCAATTATTCCACAGACACAGGATTGGACGACAGAGGCCATCGAAGAGGCTCTGAAGGCCCATGAAGGGTATTTGAGCTCACAACGGAAACACGAAGACCAAACAGGAGATGATTGTCATGCCGATATACGACCTGAAACAGATTCGAGAGAAAATGAAGACGAACCCACAGGCACAGGAGAATCAGTCACTGGAGTTGGACCCGGACAACCAACTGCAGGAGATCATACGAGAGTGCGCAGAGAAATCGGGGTGGCATCCAGAACGACCCGGCGACATAGAAAGCAAGCAACAACAGTTGAGAGACATGGTTTTGGATAGCCTCTACAGCACCACTCGCAAGTTCAAGACCGTCATTATTCTACTGGATGATGCGGACGGCCCAGCCGTGATTGACGACGCCGGAATTTTGCAGACTGAGATTGCAGATTCCTGTCGTATCACGTGCGCCACGATGGGACCGAGGCAGACCCGTATCCGGTTCTATTTCTGTCCATGCTCGCTGTTCAGACGTCTGTGTGATAGCCCCGATCTGGATGATTGGGAGAAGGAGAACAGGCTTTATAAACTCATCGGCAGCGAGAAGCAGATTGAGTGGGCGCGCGTCATTCGATCCAAGCAGCTTCCAGAGATTCAGCGGGCGGCGGAGGAATTGAAGGAGCAGGAACCATCACTTGGTAGGGCCATTGATATGGTGTTGGAATCTTTACGCAAGCTCAATTCAGCGCCGCAGTGGATCAACAACCGGGACAACGATCCGACCAATATGCTCCTGTTCGGCCTGGAGCGGGCCAAGAAATTACAGGAGAAGTTGCGAGAGCTCGCAGATAGCTAAATAGGGTATGACCACCGATGAAAGATTGGATCGTGAGTTCGAATCTGCCGTTCTACGGGACGAAGAGGACACCCATCCGTTCATCCCGGTTGTATTGAGAGGGGATGTTCCTCAAACTGACCAAAGGCCGGGCAATGCCAATCATTCCCTCACGCGCCAAGCGGGATCGAGAGAAAATAAAGTACGCGAAATGGCTCTTTGAAGTTGCAGCACAAAACGCCACCAATCTCAATCGATCCACGCAAGTATATCCGGGGCCTATCACCACCGGCTCGTCTGGAAATACCACATCTTGACCCGATGGACTATTTCCGGACATCGGGCGAAGCCATCATTAAGACGACCCAACTGATTGCTGACATCCAGGCATTTATCCCGGCGATGTTGAGATTCGAGGATGGGCCCGAGATTCGCCAGTTCGCGGTGGAAGTACATGCGGCGCTCCGAGAAGCCCGCTTGTTCCGGCAGGACTTAATTGCTGCTCGTGGCCCGGCAGTCCTGCTTGAGTGTTACCCGGAGGACGGAGAAGTGCTGTGTCGTCGGGTCGATCCGAAGAATCTGCCGCCTTGGAAGGATCGACTGGACAAGAGGAAATGAAACGCACTGTGACAGTCCCGAATCCAGAGAAGGACCGCAAGCTCGCTGCCGTCCTGCAGCAGGCGGTCTTTGAGTATGAGCACAGAGAGAAAGAGTTGCTTGCGGAACTCGCAGCCATCAAGGGCAGGCTCGATATACTGCGCAACGCCGTTCAAGTCTTTGGAGCCAGCGGAGGCATCCTCTCAACCCCTCCCGAGGCGCAATAAAAATCGGTGGACTGGCAGAGAAGGGGGATAACTCTGCCTCTCGACGCCCACCGATTCGCACATAATAGTAATGGGCAACCAAATTGCAAGCGAGTAATTGCATATCACGTTGGCAGTATTTGATGCAAATCTAGGTTGTCGGGTGAAAGAGGACCAGTAATGCGGGCCCTCTCCGACACACAAAAAGTATGGGTTACCAATCTCCATTTTGGCATAGCCCCCTCGACAGTGTGCAGTTGCCATACTCTGCCGCTGTCGAGGGGCATAATTGGAGTAAGGTGTAACATGGAAACCGCTAAGCAAGTTATGGATTTGATCTTAGGAGGCTTCTTAATCCTCATTCTGTTGGCGATATTCGCAGCAGTCGCCTATGTCGTTTGTGGCGTTCATTCCGTTAGTCGGTGGGCCCATAGGAATCAAGAGTCCGAACTCTGCCACAGCGAGCCAGTCCAAAAGATAGTTCTGGAATTGAAGGAGGCCAAGGCACGGGCCCTCCACGAGGCTCGACACATCCAGGAGAAAACCACCGGCCGCAACCCTACAGCCGAAGAACGAGCTTCCATTCAACGGGCGATGATGGAAGCTCGCCGAGTCCACAGCGCGATTGAGACAATTGAGGACCTACATCGGCGGGCTAAGGAAGAGCAACAGCAGACTGCCGATCTCGAAGCGCTGGATAAAAGCTATGCCACACAAGCCTAAGAGCCATCTTCAGTTGGTCCGCGAGAAGAACAGTGGGATTGTTTCCGCCAGTGGCCGCCGCCCCAACCCTCGCGACCGAGGTTATGACACCAGGTGGGAGCACTCCCGGAAATGGTTCTTAGCGCAACACCCGACCTGCATTATGTGTGAAAGGCGGGGAGTGGTGAGATTGGCTACCTGCGTAGACCACATAATACCTCATCGCGGGAACATGAAACTGTTTTGGGACGCATCGAACCTCCAGAGCCTCTGTACAGAACATCATTCGGAGAAAACTCGTGCAGGCCTTTAGGTGCTACGTATTAAAGACGTGGCATGGTAAGTCAAATCTATTGCATGTGCAAGGCAGAAGGTTGTCAAAACACAAAGATCGTCGGCTATGGTTATTGCAAACTCCACTATCGACGTTGGAAGAATCATGGTGATCCGCATTATACCCGGCCATTACGCAATGTAGGCACTTGCTGCGTAAAGGGATGCTCCAGACAAGCGAGTAGAAAAGGGATGTGTTATGCCCATTACCAGAAGGCCTGGAAATACGGCGACCCGCTAATCACTAGGATTGCGCCGAGAAATAGCGGCATTTGTGCTGTTGAGGGTTGCTCTGGGATGGCTCGAACGCAGGCTGACACCGATGCAGGCCGGTATTGCGAGATGCATTACTATCGACTACGCAGAAATGGCACCCTTGGGACAGTAGTCGATACCAAGACATACGACAGTTGCCGTGAGTGCTCTGGACCACTGCCAGTTGCGGGATGCCTTAGCAGAATACAGCCCCGAGTCTCCATTGGGTAAAGAGTTGATTCAGGATGGCAGCCTGAACATCCGCCCAGCAACAGAAAAGGAAATCCTGTTAGACCGGGACGACACGATTGCCCAACTGAACACCATGGTCGAAGAGGCAACGCAGAAGCTAGCCACGTTGGCGGCCAAACCATCCGAGGAAATGATTATCGAGGTTGATGGAGTCGCCGAATACGACGAGCGATTCGAGCTTATGCGCAGCGTGACGCTCACGAAGGAGCGGGGCGATAATCAATTCTTCGCGATCAGAGTTACATTTTTCGACCAGCAATTCCACCTGTTCACTGATCTCAAAAGATTCTTCAAAGGCGATTATGTCAAGCAGGGTATCGCCAAGGTTCGAAACATCGACCATGAATGGGATTGGGGTAGTAGTTGGGATATGAGGGTGATAGATGGCATCATCAGGGAGGTGCTGCACGAAAAGAGCAATGGGGACGAAGAGCAAGCCCACAAGGAAATACGCGCGAAACAGGGAGACATGTTCAAGCAAGCACTCCAGAGAAACAAAGGAAAGATCGAGCACACCATAAAGGATTGGCTCGCCATTCAGGGAATGTGATGGCTCTTAATCCATATAAATGGGACGTGTTTTCAGACACAGCTTTCCAGAAAATCATGAACGGTGACACAGACGGTTTAGTCGCACTCTGCACGGTCGATCCAGACGGACGGCTCCGCTACATCTCCCACAATCCCAACATCACCAAACCACTATTCGCCATCCCTTACTACATGGTCGGTGAAGGAATCAATGCCATAGAGTCCGTGGGAATGCTCGTCACGGATGGGGAACACCACAGGCTCGCACGTCCAGACGGCGATAGATACATCGTACCCAATGAACCATTCGGCTTGCCAGAAGTGCACGAGGATCGACTACGCGGCATCATCAAACACTTCTGCGAAAGCATCACAGGAGAATAATGGAAACGCTCGCCGACAGATTGAACCAGTACGAGCGTGAACGCCACCACAATCACGATAGGCTAATAACTCTCCCATTACCCTGGCGACCAGCCAAACTCCTCGACTATGAGGAAAACCGGATTTACGAGAACTGGAGCATGGACATCCAGACGCGTGTTCCCAGCAAGTGGCACATCTGGCACGACAACCAATGGAAACCATTGGCCGCAGGATGGAACTAACCCATGACTCTCCGGTCCGATGTATTTAAGACCGCATGGAGACATTCATCTGCACCAAATGCGGCGAACCCAAAACGATAGATCAATTCGGTAAAGATCGGGGCGGCAGACGCAAGAATTGTAAAGTCTGCGACCGCGAACGTCGCACCCGATACGCACGAAAGATTGGGACCCTCCCCAGAGATACTTATCTAGCAGCACTCGCCAAATACCAGCAGGAGAAAGAAGAACAGAAGCGGGTCGAAGCAGCTATAAAGGCAGCACGACCGAAAAAGACCGACGATCCCGCCACATGGAAAGCATACCGACGCAAGCACCACGATAAAACGAGGGGGACGTGGCGATGGTTCCTCCGCCAGCGATGGTCTGCCATCAATCAACGGACCGTAAATGGCAGTAATCCAAAATGGGACAGGGAAGTGAGTAGCCGCTATCTACGGCGTGGCATTGAACTGAGGATGACGTATGAGGAGTTTAGGGATTGGTGCTATACCAAAAGGGAAGAGATCGAGCAGATGTACCGCAACAACGAGGTCCCAAGCATCGACAGGAAAGACAGCAACGGCCATTATGAAATCAACAACCTGCAGGTGATTCCATTCCTGGAGAATTGTAGGAAGGATGCCACCAAGAAATAATCCAATACGCCACGCTGTCGCATTCACGGATATACGTATAGGTCTGAAAGTTCTCTGACATATTCCGTGGACCGCCACGCTCCGCGCATGTTCCCGATATTCCTAGGGTAGTAGGTCGTATGCAAATCTCTTTCCGGATACCCAACGAACCCACTTCCGAGGCTTCCCGAGGCACGGAAGATAGTCACGACGGATCAGCAGACACCGAGGAACACGCATGTCCGGGATGTTTCCGAAACCCACCGCCATAAAGATTGCCGAGGGAAACCCAGGCAAGAAGAAGCTCCCCAAGAACGAACCCAAGCCAAAGACCAAAGCCAAACTAGAGCCGCCCGCCTACTTGAGTGAGGAAGCCAAGGCGATCTGGAATCAGTTGGCACCCGAATATGTCGCCATGGATTTGCTCTATTCCGTGGATGTCACCAAGTTCGCGATGTACTGCGACTCGATTGCCACCTATGAGCGGCTCACCGAGGAGATCGAGCGTGAGGGGGATGTAGTCATGGGCAGCAACAAGAAGGGGAATACCTATGTGCTGCCCAATCCCAAGTGTGCGTTGAAGCATCAAGCGTTCGTCCGAATCCAGAAGCTTGGGGCGGAAATGGGCGACAGTCCTGGCTCGCGTGCTCGGCTTGGAAAGTTGATGGACGACGACGAAGACGATGCACTCGATAGATTCCTGAAAGAAGAATAAATGTACAAATCCGAGATTCAGGCGGTGTATGCTGCCAACCCAATTCCTCCCGATTTCGCTCCTCACGCATTCATTGCGTCCGAACGAAGTCGCTATAAGGTTCGCTACATAGGTCTTGTGATGCTTCGAGAGCGACCATTGCTTTGCAGCTTATCAGAACTCGAATGGAATTACAGCGAGGAAGTGGGTCGAATTGCATATTGCGGCGAGGTTGTGGGTCGAATCGCATCCGATTTCGGTGGTCCAGACCGAGACATCCCCGAGAGGAAGCCGGCTTTCCTGGCTGTTGCTGATACCCTAGACGCGCACGGGAGACTTTACATCCTATATGACGGCGTGGAGAAGTGGTCCTGTGCCATCGATTATTTTCCGGGATTGCGTTTCAAGGGATGGCATTCAATTGGGGGGTTGCCGGTCGAGCATCAGCCCACTTCCGCCGACAGGGATGAAATCCTGCAAGGGGTCGAGCATATAGCCAAGTCTTTGGCTCAATCCGTCGCATAATCATCCCTCAATCAAAAGTCCTTCATCAATTGATGGAGGCTTATGAAGTTCAGCACGGGTTTATATTCTGGGGTTGCCACGTTTGATTCCAACGCCACGCCCTCTACTGGCGTGACTCGCGACAGTGATGGGCAATCGGAATTCACGACGGTGACGACCGAATTCCTCGATGTCACCGGCCAGATCACCAAGCCTATATCGACCGTCACCAGCACCTACACCATTGGCGAAGATGATTCCACGATCCTGGCTGATGCGACTAGTGCTGCGCTGGCCGTGAATCTGCCTCCCGCATCCGCCAATGCCGGAAGAATCCTCACGGTGAAGAAGATCGATTCCGTAACCGGCCACGCCGTGACTATTACCCCCAATGGCACCGACACGCTTGACGGAGCGAGCACCAAGGTAATCACCACTCAATGGCAAGTTGTGACGGTTCAGGCAGAGGGATCGGTTTGGTACGTGATAGGTAATTGATGATGTACCATCCCCTCCACGTATTTGAGTGGGATGCGATCATTACGAACAATTCAGTGCAAACGGTGTAGCGACAGTTTCACCTCCAGGAAAAAGGGCGTCCTGCTCTGTTCCACTTGTAATCCACTCTATGCAGCCGAGCAGATGCAACTGCAACGGCAAGCAGAAAGGGACCGCAGGAATTTCCTGCTGCCTGATGGCAGTGGCGGTGTCTTGACCGATAAGGCAGGCCATCGCTGGATTGTCGATCTGGAAGACTTCGCTGTTGCGAAGAATTATCTATGGAATGACAACGGGCATGGCTACGCCAAGCGAGGAAAACGCGGCAGAGAGGGTGGCACCAGATATCTCCATAAGTTGATCTGCCCGCAATTGGAATTGGTTGACCACATAGACCGAAATCCCAGCAACTGCCGCAGGAATAATCTGCGAGACGGTGGCGGAGGCGTGAATAGTTGCAATACACCCAGGCGCGGCGTGGCACATCTAGGTATAAGGGAGTCTGTCTGAATCACCGTGGCCGTTGGGTGGCGCGTGTGACCGTAAACGGTAAGGATAAGAATCTCGGCACATACACCAGAGAAGAGGATGCAGGCCGTGCTGTCTGGGAGTTCGTAAAGACCATCGGACGAGAGCAATTCTACATACCAGTAGATTAGTTCCGCAAATCTATCTGCGTGGATTATCCAGAGTTCTGCCGCACTCCTGCTGACAAAGTTGCATATGACAAGGCTCGTCTAGCTGGATGGGCTGAATGGGTCCGTCTTCCCGCCGATCTCCGTGCAATAGAAAAGGGTTGCTATTTCTCAATCAAGAAAGCTCTGAAGGTCCGGCGATTCTTCGAGACATTGCTTTACATCGCTCCGGGTCGTCCCTTCATCCTACTCGATTGGCAATGGAAGGATGTGATTGGCCCTCTATTTGGGTGGCGCGCGCCAGACGGCAAGCGGCGATTCCGCGAAGCCTATATCGAGATTCCCAAGGGTGCTGGTAAGTCGCTGCTCTGTTCCGGCATCGCCCTGTACATGCTTATTGGGGACGGCCGCTATGGGGCCGAAGTCCATTGTGCTGCATCCGACAAAATCCAGGCCGAGACAGTCTATGCCGCTTCCGCCAAGATGGTGGACAACAGCCCGACCCTAAGGCGGCGTCTGCAGGTCAATCCCTCCACCAAGAGAATTCTGCTTAAGAGCAAGAGGACGAGGAATCCCATCGCGATCATGCGCCCACTGTCGAAAGTCAGTGGCTCGTCCGAGGGTTTGAAATCCCACTGCATGATCGTTGACGAGTGCCATATTCTAAAGGACCGCAACTTCTTTGGGTCACTCAGATATGCCACGACCAAGCGGGACAATCCCGACCATGATAATGGGCTGTTGCTCATCATCACAACGGCGGGCAACGACAGAAAGAGCATCGGTTGGGACGAGCACGAGAAAGCCAGAAAGTATCTGGATGGAATTGTTGAGTATGAGGATTACCACGCCGTCATTTATGCCGCCGACGAAGACGACGACCCATTCAGTGAGGCGACTTGGCGGAAGGCCAATCCATCCATCGGAATTACCACCGATCTATCAGAAGTGCGACAGGCGGCGCTGAAAGCCCAGCATAGCAAGAGCGAGCTCTATCGGTTCAAACGCTACCGCCTCAATCTATGGGTTCTTGGACAGGTCGATGGTTGGCTGCCGATGGATAAGTGGCTCGCTGCCACCCCGCCCAGGTCGCTCAAGGAATTACTCAAGAAGGCATGTTGGGCTGGACTCGACTTGTCCAGCACGGAGGACATCACGGCTCTGGTTCTGGTCTTCCCCGATGGGGAGGGGAATTACGATCTCCATCCATATTTCTGGTGCCCGGAAGAGACAGTTATCGCTCGGACGCAATCGCAGAACGTGCCTTATCAGAAGTGGGTTGATGAGGGCTACATCGAGACGACTCCGGGAAGTGCCGTCGATTATCACTTCATTGTGCAGCGGATACAGGAAATCCGGGGCGAGTTCACCGTTAAGTCGGTTGCATTAGATAAGGGATGGCAAGGACAAGGCGTCTGCAATGATCTGATGGACGCGGGCTGCAACGTGGTGCCGTTTGGTATGGGGTTCGATTCGATGTCCATTCCATCCAAGGCTTTTGAGGGCTTGGTCCGGTCGGGGAAGTTGCGGCACAATAATCCTGTTCTCACCTGGATGGCTTCGAACGCCACGGTTGTCACTAATTCTTACGACCAGATCAGGCCATGTAAGCGGAAGTCCACCGAGAAGATCGACGGCATCATTGGCAGCATCATCGCGGTTGCCCGTGCCGCCGAGGATGGTGCTGCCCAGGGAAGCTATAAGATAGAATGGATTTAACTGTCCCATCAAAGCTAATGGGATGGTTGTTGCAAAACCGCTAGATCCACAGACCGAAGAGCGTGCGGCCGGTTCCCTCACTCTCGGCAGCATCGCAGACCCCTCACAAGACCTTATTCAATTATTCGGTAATACCCACACGACCTCCGGGATGAACGTCACGGAGAACACCGCATTGACCATTCCTGCGGTCTGGCAGGCAGTGCGGAGAATCTCCGAGGACATGGGCAAGCTGCCCATGGTGACTTACAAGAAGCTCGCACGCGGCAAGCAGCAAGTCCCAGCCCATCCCATGCACCGGATCATCGCTAACCGTCCCAATGCCAACATGGGGCCATTCGATTTCCGGCAGGCCATGACCGCATATGCTCTGTTGTTCGGCAACTGCTATGCAGAAATCGAGCGGGCGAGAGACGGAACACCCATAGCACTCTGGCCATTAGAGCCATGGAGAGTCTGGCCCAGATATGACTGGACCCGAGGTGGCTTGCTTTATTACGACGTGCCCGATGCTGGCCCCAATCGGCGCATCGAAGCCACGGACATGTTCCACATCAAGGGATTTGGCTTCGGCGTGGTCGGCTTCATGCTCTGCCGCATGGCCAAGGAATGCATGGCCATTTCCATGGCTGCGGAAACCTTCGCCGCGTCCTTCTTTGGCAATTCCGCTCAACCATCGGGCGTCCTTGAAGCACCACAGATGCTTGGCCCAGAGGAAAAGAAGGAGCTTAAGGAACAGTGGAACGGGCAGCACCGGGGGTCGAGACGAGCCAATGGGCTAGCCATTCTGCCTAAGGGTCTGACTTGGAAGCAGATTTCCATCAATCCGGATCAGGCTCAATTCCTTGAGACAAGACAATTCCAGGTCGTGGAGATCGCTAGGTTCTTCGGTCTGCCTCCCCATAAGGTAATGGACCTGACCAAAGGCACCTTCGCGAATGTCGAACACCTAGCTATTGAATATGTCTCTGATTGCATAATGACTTGGTGCTGCCGGTGGGAAGACGAGATCGCTGCCAAGCTCCGCACCGGCAATGACCACGAAGTCTGGCCGCATTTCTCCACGGCGGGATTGCTCCGTGCTGATACCAAGACTCGCTATGACGCCTACGCCCAGGCAATTCAAGCGGGCTGGCTTTCACGCAATGATGTACGAGAAATGGAGAATCTCGATCCAGTTGATGGATTGGACACTTATCTAGTCAATTCCACGATGATTTCTGCGTCGGCGGTGGAAACTGTCACCAAGAGCCAGATGCTCTTAAAGTTGAAAGGGATAGACACGCCGGCGCTCGCACAGGATGCCGCCGATGCTTCAACCTCTGACGACTCCCAGGTCGATGATGTGGCACAGGGGATCGACGAAGTGCAGCCGACTGCTCCGCCTGCTGGCATCATCGTCCAAGGCTCGCAGCCAACGGACATGACTTATTACGGCACTCGCTCCGGGGATAAACGCGAACTCCTGATCGATGCCATCAAGACGACGACCAAGGGAATTGCTGACAGCCACAGCCGTCTCTTGGCGGATGCTGTCCGGCGATTGCTGCACATCGAAGCGGACAAAGTGACCCGAGCAACCAAGAAAGAGAACTTCTCCGGATGGGCTGAAGGCTTCTACAGGAATCATGCCGCCAGTGTGACCAAGGCTGTCGAGCCAGTGCTGACGGCCGCGGCGCAAGCCACATGGCAGGCTCGATCCATCAGACCCAATCCACACCACCTTGCTGCCGGAATCCAGAGGATTGTTGCCAAACATATAGAGGAATCACGCTCTGATTTGAAGGATGCCGAGGGTCTTCCGGAGAGGGTTGCCCATTGGGAGGAATTGCGACCGGAGCAGTTTGCCAAGGATCAATTGGTTGAGTTTATCGAGGGCCTGAGCCATGGATAGAGAAGTTCGATATTACCGTGGAGAAGTTCGGATGGAGGGCGATGCCACGGCCCCACGGCTCGTCGGCCATGCCGCAGTCTTTAACTCCTTCTCCGATGATCTTGGCGGCTTCAAAGAAATCATCCGCCCAGGCACCTTCACCCGCACGCTGGCTAACAACTGCGATGTGCGATTCCTGATTAACCATGACGATCTCCCCTTGGCTCGCACGAGCAGCGGGACGTTGCGACTCAAGGAAGATGATCGGGGATTATCCTTCGATGCCCAGCTAGACCCGACTGACCCAGATGTGCAGCGAATCATCCCCAAGATGAAGCGGGGCGATCTCAATGAGATGTCTTTCGCTTTCAACTGCCTCAAGGACAACTGGCGGACGGAGAACGGCCAGCAAATCCGTGAGCTCCATGATGTGGACCTCTCGGATATCTCTATTGTCACTTACCCGGCCTATCCGGCAGCGGATGTGGCGCTGCGGTCATTGAATGCCTATCGGAAGTCTCTCGACCTTCCCGCGATTGAAGCGGTGGGGCGGGAGTTGCAGTTGCTTGAACTTGAATAGGGGAAGCCATGATTGAGCACGCACAGCGATATCTTGGAGTAACGGTTCTCTGTATGGCTTCGACATGCATTTTGTCGGGTTCAGCACTGATCCTGATTGGCGTAATGCTCCTGCTCCGTAAGTAATACTCCATTAAGACAAATCCATTCCAGGCAAATGTCCGTTTGCCAGCATTGACAAGGTCGGATGCCTTCGGCGTCTCGCCTGTTCGTCCTTTGGGCGGTCCTGTGTTGGAGGGAATTAATACACAGGAAACAATTCCAATGACTTCCGTAGAACTGCGTCAAAAGCGGGCTCAGATCATCGCTGATGCCCGAGCCATCCACGAAAAAGCACAGGCCGACAAGACCCGAGAGGGCGGTAAGCTTACTGCCGAGGAACGGGCCAATTATGACAAGGCCATGAAGGACCAGGGCGATCTGAAAAAGCAGATCGAGGAAATGGAAGCCGACGAGGCTCGTGCTTCCGAACTGGCAGAACTCGAAAACGAGATGAAGGAGTCTCGCGGTCGTCGCACGATGCCAGTCGATAATCCTGGCCAGACCGCCGAGGAACGCAACAAGCCTGTCGAGATCGAGTACCGGGGCCAGAAGCTCAATCTTGCCGATCTCAGCAAACGCAGCAGCACTGTGCATCCAGCTTTCCAAGGTCTATCCAAGACCAAGGATGCTGCTTTCCGGTCCTACCTCGCCAATGAGTACCGGACTGCTGATTCCTTCGCCTCAGACGTGAGTTCGGACGGTGGATATCTCCATCCCCCCCTGCAATTCGTCGCTCAGTTAATCAAGAAACTGGACAACATGGTGTTCATGCGAAAGTATGCCACTGTCATTCCAGTGACTAGCTCGGATTCTCTGGGCATCCCGACCTTGGCAACGGATATCGCTGATCCAACATGGACGAGCGAAGTTGCGACGGTCAGCCCAGACAACTCGGCCCAGATCGGCCAGCGGCAGTTGAAGCCCAATCAGTTGACCAAGCTGATTCAGGTTTCTCGTAAATTGCTCCTGACCGCCGTGCTCAATCCTGAGACTATTGTTGCCGACCGTATTTCCTACCACTATGCAGTCACCGAGGAAAATGCCTACCTCAATGGTAATGGCACTGGTCAGCCTCTTGGCATTTTCGTCGCCAGCAACAATGGTGTGGATACGTCCCGCGATGTGAACGTGGCCACCGGTTCGGACGGCACTCTTACCTTCGACGGCTTCGTGAAGACGAAGTTCAATTTGAAGGCACAGTACCGCCAGAATGCTCGGTGGATCATGCATCGCTCCATCGTCGAGATTGCCGCGACCTTGAAGGATACTCTCGGTCGTTACCTGTGGAGTCAGTCCACGCAGGCGGGTACTCCTGACACGCTCCTTGGTTTCCCGGTGGATGAGTCGGAATACGCTCCGTCTTATACTCCAGGTGCTACGGATACAGGGGATTACCTGTTCTGCCTCTACGATCCGAAATGGTACTGGATCGCTGACCTCTTCGGTATGGAAATCCAGCGTCTCAACGAGGTATTCGCTGTGAACAATCTTGTGGGCTACTTGGCCCGCAAGTATACCGATGGTGCTCCTGTCCTGGCTGAGGCATTTAGTCGTGGGAAGTGCGCGTAAGGCAAGTGTGCCTAATCGGTAGATAAGTTCAGTGAAATTGGGCGGCCCGAATCCTTCTTCTCACGGGGAGGATTCGGGCCGTCACTACTAGGAGAACACAATGAAAGTCTGGCTTTACGACACTGTGGCAAACGCCAATGGCAACTGGCCAGCGGGCGTCCATGACCTCGACGAGAAAACAGCCAAGCGGTTTATCGAGTCTGGCCGTGCCAAGCCTCTCGATGGTGGATTGGAGTCCGCTTCCCGCAGGACTCCGGAAGTTGCTGCCCGTACATCTAAACCAAGAGCCAAGTAATGCCCCTCACGAGCATCACCAAGACCTTTCCTGTAGCGGGGAGCGAGACAATCAATCCAGGCCCTGTGATCCTGTCTGAGCCCGTCGAGCTTATGGGTTTCGGTGCAGTGCGATTCATCATTACTGTCACCGAGAACAAGGATCATGCCGATCCGATGCTTGCGATCTATGTTGCGGATCGGATTGACGGCACGGAGGCACAGTGGACACCAATTGAGGCCAGCGCGATCCAACTTGATTATGGATGTACTGGCGTGGTGATTCTGGATTGCTCACCATGCCGTCACCGTTACGCGGCTGTGGGGATTGGTCTGTATGGTGGCAGTGGGGAACCTCAGGCCAAAATCTCCGGGATCATTGCCGAGCTTTATGATTCCCGGTGTCTGCCGGTGCAGCAGAGCGACATGGTCGCTGGATGCGTCGTCTCGGATGGGTAATCCCCGATCAAAAGTCTTGAGTGATTCTTCCTCTCAGACAGACTCTATCGCCGCTCGTCCCGAAATTACTTGCACCGTTGCCGACGCCGGTTGAAGTGGGAGTACCTCAGTTTGGTGACGGTGCGACTAGCGCGGCCGTTACGCGGACGCCCGGTGCGGCCGGAAATCTGATTCTCGTGGTGGGTTGGGCGGACTCAAACAGTGCAATGAGTTCGGGGAATCTTACCGACACTAACGGAAACACATGGACATTGAAGCAGCTTGTAACTGGAAGCTTCAGCATATCTATCGGTGTCTGGTATTGTTTTGCTAATGCGGGAAGCACCACGATTAATTTAGTTCCCGATAATCCCTCTGATCTCTGCGGGATGTTCGTCCGTGAGTTTATCAAAGTGGACAGTTCACAGCCAATCAGCGCCTTGGCATTGGTTCAGAACACTGGCTTAACGAACACTCCTGGCAGTGGGAATTTCACCACCGCTAGCGATAACAATCTGCTGCTCGGCTTTCTGTTCCAGACTTACCAGAGTGTTACTTACACCGCACCGAGCGGATTTACTATCGATCTCGGCACCAGTGGCGACTTCTCGACCGAGCACGGCACGGCGGGCGGTGCTGGAACCTATTCCGTTACATTCGACACCAGTGATGTGATCGCGACGGCAATCGCCGGGATTGCCCTCCAAGGGGGGTAATTCCCGTTCAAAGATTTAGTAAGTGCTTTACCAAACATCGCAATCCGTCCCATTTCGAGCAATCTTCACCGCATCCAAGCAGGGTAAGACCGGCCTGACTGTCACTGTCGATATCTGGCGGGATTCCACAGAGATCGTCACGGCAGGATCAGCCACCGAGATCGGGGATGGGATTTATTCCTACACCCTCGCATCCGGCTCGACCGGCACGGCGGGCTTCTATGTCGCGGTGTTCAAGACCAGCGATTCCACGGTGGATCAACAGTGGGTCTACAGTGGGCAGATTGTGGGCAACTCCTTCGCCCAGGCTGTGCCATCGGCAAATCCAGGTGCGAACGGGGGATTGGCAACCTGCGACTCGAATAATGCCGTGAAGCTCCAGTCAGGCACCGGGGCCAACCAGATCAGCTTGAGCAGCGGCGCTGTCACGGTCGGAACCAACAACGACAAGACCGGCTACAGCTTGACCCAAGCTTTCCCGACCAATTTCTCGACGTTTTCCATTGATTCCAGCGGGCGTGTCACGGCCAATGGTGTATTGGGCAATGTCATTGGTAATGTCACTGGCAGCATTCAGGGTAACGTCAATGGCGGCGTGCTCGGGGGCGGGGTCTTCTCCCTGAATTCCCCTGGCGTCATGGCCATATTGGCACCGACCGACACGACTGCCACGACGGTTGCCACCAATCTAGACACCACTGTTTCCAGCCGACTAGCAGCCAGCAGCTACACCGCTCCACCAAGTGCGGGAAGCATCGCACAGGCCGTGCTCACCGATACGACGGATCTAACGACCAACGGGAGCATCGGGAAAATCATTGCAACCAATCTCGATACAACTGTGTCGAGTCGTCTGGCTTCCACGAGTTATTCGGCACCACCCAGCGCCGGCACCATCGCTCAAGCAGTCCTGACCGATACCACCGATCTAACCACAGCGGGGAGCATCGGGAAAATCATTGCCACGAATCTGGACACGACTGTTTCCAGTCGTCTGGCAACTACTTCCTACACCGCTCCGGATAATTCCGACATCGCCACGGCTCTTAGCGATCTCGTGACACTGCTTGGCCGCACTGACCCCACTACGGCCGTCAATGCCATTAAGGCCGTCACGGACAAGGTTGCCACGATGCTCGCGACCAGCGGCAGCAACTACTCATTCACTCCGGATGCTTTGAAGAATGCACCGACCAGTCAATTATCCGGCACCGGGGATACGCCAGTGAACCATGATACGGGCGGCACGGATAATCTCCGCTTCGTCGATGGGAACGGCAACGGGATCGACGAGGCGACTGTCACGGCATTCCTGGCCAGCGAATATGCATCCAATCCATTGACGGCAACCCCTCGTGGCCAAGTCTTCACCAAGAGTGATGGGCGCTGGGTCAACCAAATGAATCTGGATTCCGGCAGTTATGTCTTCGTGTTTGAAGCTCCGGGATTCCAAGCAACGACCAAGACGGCGACGGTGGTGTAATTATGCCAGTAACCGGATTACCGATCAGCACGAACGGCGAGCCACTTTCATTGGCCGATGCCAAGCAGTATCTGGGCGTCGATGCTGGCTACACCGACGAAGACACGCTCATTCAGGGATTTATTACTGCCGCACGCGAGTATTGCGAGAAGTTCTGTAATCGCACCTTCGTAACCAGTGCTTCCCGCTCCATGGTCTTTGACCGCTTCCCCGGATGGCAACACCACCACAGCCACATATTCCGCCTGAATTATTCTCCGGTGCTTTCCGTCGATTCCATCACTTACCTGGATGTGAACGGCCAGCAGCAGACGCTTGACCCGTCTGTCTATGTGGTTGACCTGAATTCGATTGCTCCACGCATTGCTCTGGCCTCCGGACAGGCTTGGCCGCAGACGATTAACGAGATCAACACGGTGGTGGTCAATTACACCGCCGGATATCCAGATGGAGTTCCGCAACCCATCATTGCTGCGATGCAGTTGTTGATTGGCCTCTGGTATGACCATCGCTCGGAGGGGGCGGCACCGGGATTGACGAGCATTCCTTTTGGGGTGGAGTCTCTGCTTTGGGCCTACAGGGTTGCATAATTATGCGGTGGAAACAGAAGATCAAGAAACAGCCAGTGCGAGGCTCGGAAAGAGAGATCAGTCTATTCCTACTTTGGCCTCGCACGATCGACGGTGAGACACGGTGGTTGGAACGAGCAACAATTATTCAGCGATATGGCCCGACTTTCGAAGAAGCTGTTGCCAAGCGGTTGCGGCGCTACGTCGTAAAATGGCATGACCAGAAGTGGGGCAAGGATTATTATTCCATCCGCCATTGGTTGACTGACCATCCCTTCCCAATTCCCGACGCTCCTAAATAGCAAACTTATTTGTATGCAGGCCGGACAGTTCAAGCACAAGATCAGCATCCTCAAACCCTGTCCGGGGAAGCCTGATCCCTATGGGCAGAAGAAGACTCCTTTCGTGGCGTTCCGCACGGCCAAGGCATCCATCGAGCCCTTGACTGGCCGGGAACAGCAATTCGCCATGACTTGGGGTGCTACGGTCAACCATAAAATCCAGATGCGATATCAGCCGGGGATTCTTCCCACTCACCAAGTCCAGTTTGGGAGCCGGATTTTCGCAATCAATGCCGTGCTCGATGGTGATGGACAGGATGCAATGATGGGAGAGCGGCGGAGATTCCTGACGATCCTGGTGACTGAGCAGCCGGTGACATAATTATGGAAGGCTTAACCGTCCAAGGCGACCGGCAAGTAATCAGCAAGCTCCATGACTTGGAGAATAAGGTTGCTCGTCGGCATCTTCGCACGGCTCTACGCGCCGGGGCAGCACCAATCCGTGACGCGGCCAAAGCCGATGCTCCTTCCCGCACCGGCCTACTCGCCAGCGAGATCAAGATTAAGGCTGGACGCAGCGGCGGGGGCATCGTCTCCGTGATGGTGACGATAGGCAAGAAAGCCTTCTATGGGGCCTTCGTCAATAGTGGCCACTTCCTAGGCCACCGTCTGCGGGGGAAGTTCAACGAGAAGAATTACCATCAAGCGAGTCTCGCAGCCGGCAGGAAGTTTGTGCCGGGCAAGCACTTCATGGACCGGGCCTATGAGTCCAAGAAGCGTGAGGCGGTGGATATCACCCAGAAGACCCTATTCGATCTGATCGAGCAGGAATAGGCAAATCTTCTGTATGGGCAATCTCACCGACTCTAATGGTAGTCCCGTGGTCAGTTTCTCGGATTTCCGGGTCATCAACAATTCCGAAGTGCAGGTTATCGACCCTGTTGTCTGCCAGCCGCATCCCGATGTTCTCAACTCCGACCGTCTCAAGGACCTGCGAGGATTAGGCCGGGCGATCTATGCGCAGTTGTCTTCTGATCCGATCATCAAAGAGGCAATCTGTGAGGCGATCTTTCCTCTGGCAAGTCCCCAGGTCGGGCAGTTCTATCCCTGCATCGTCTACGCCTGTAGTGCGATGGTGCCGGATTACACGATGGATGGGCCAAGCGGTTTAGTAACGCAGACGGTGACGGTCACGGCTCTGGCCAAGGACTATGGCACGATGGATGAATTGGCGGGGGCGGTCTTCAACTGTCTGGATTTCGGGGATGGGGATTGGGGAGGAATTATTGTCCAGGGATGTTTCTATCGGGGAGAGACAGAGCAGATCGAGGCTTTGCAGGCGGTGGGCGTCGAGAGCGATGTCTACGAGCGGAGCATGGTCTTTGAGGTTTTCTATAACCAACCCTCTCTCGTTCAATAGGAAATGTCCGGTGCAAACCTAGTGAAAACAGTTATTCACTAGGAGCACGAATGTCTAAGTCTGCCGGAATCATTGGTAAGCATTCAACTCTGGGATACGGGGCGGATGGCGACACTGCTCCAGGATCATTCACGCTGGTTGGAGAATTCCTCTCAGGTTCGCTCCCGAAGCGGAAGGTTGCCACAGATGATGTCACTCATATGACTTCGGATGGCGACACCCGCGAGTATGTATTGGGTGATATCGAGCCGGGTGAAGTAAATGTCACGATCAACTACACGGCCGCCAGCAATGCGATTCTGGAACCAATGATTGGTGTCTTTTACTGGTGGCAGATCACTCTTCCTGACACTCACACCTATACCTTCCGTGGTGGCATCACCGACTACGAAGGCAACGTGGAGATCGACAAGAAGATTGCGATTAAGTTCGCCATCAAGGTCAGTGGCCCCGTGACTTACGAATAATCGAACCCCGATAACCTCGACAAAAGACATCCAAGGAGAAAACAGTGGGTAAAGAACTACGCGATTCCATCCTCGCAGCCAAGGACATGCCCGAACCGGTCAAAGTTCCTGTCCCGGAATGGGGTAAGGATGTCTGGATCAAGGTGATGTCCGGCACCGAGCGTGATGCACTGGACGCCGAGAATTTCCAGTTCGTGGATAAGGAAGTGAAGATCAACCGGGAGAACGGGCGGGCTCGGCTCTTGGTCCGATGCCTCTGTGATGAATTGGGTCGTCGTTTGTTCTCCGATGCCGATGCCGTGCTGCTTGGTGGGAAGAAGCATGATGTCTTGGACCGGCTCTACGACATTGCCCAGAAGGTCAATAAGCTGGACGCGGAGAGCATCAAGGACCTATCAAAAAACTCCGAGGCCGGACAGAGCGGCAGTTCTATCTCCGCCTAAGTCGGGAGATGGGAATACCCGTCCGGCAAATCCTTGAGCAATTCAACTCAGTAGAGCTCTCGGAGCTCATGGCGTTTGATCAGATCGAGCCAATGCTAGATCGGCGTCTCGAATTCCTGTTCGCACATCTTTGCGCAGTGCTCGTCAACTGCCACCGCACCGAGGACCAATCCCCAGCCTCATTCAAAGATTTCTTGTTGTGGACTGAGACGGAGTAAACCATGGCCAGCGCCGGAATAATTAATGTCGTCCTTTCCGCCAGCACGGACATGTTCACGTCTGGATTCAAGAAAGCAGAATCCACCATCCAATCTCTAGCCGGCACCGCCAAGTCTGCGGCGGGTGCCATCCTCTCTCCAATGGGTGCTCTGACTGGCATCGCTGCCGGTGGCGGCATGGCGATGATGCTCAAGTCCACCATGGAGAACATCGAGCAGCAGGCCAGACTTGCCCAGAGGATGGGTGTCTCTGTCGAAGTGATGAACGGCCTGCAACACGCAGCCAAGATGGTTAGCGTGGATGCCGAAGAACTCACCCATGGTCTGGACCACATGGAAAAGACCCTTGGGGAAGTGGCATCCGGCAGCGGCCCACAGGCAGCAGCAGTAATTGCCCACTTGGGGCTCGATGCGAAGAAGCTGGCGGATGAATCCCCGGATAAAGCATTGCTTGAAATCGCGGATGGTCTGTCCAAGGTCCATAACGTCTCGGAGCAGGCAGCGGCAGCAGGGCAATTATTCGGCGAACGCATGGCCGGGCGGCTTGTTCCATTGCTTTCCCAGGGGAGTGCGGGCATCACCAAGTTTGTGGAGGAAGCAAAGAAGCTCAATCCATCCCTCAATGATGTGAACGCGCAGAAGGTCATTGCCGCGAATCAGGCCATTGAGAAGATGCAGGATGCCTTTACTGGCGTGGTGCAGACGGTGGCAATACAGCTTGCTCCGTGGATGGAGGCAGCGGCAGATAAGGTTGTGGCTTTCGGCACCAAGGGACAGGGTGCTGCCGGATATGTCGTTGACGGTTTTGGTTGGGTCTTAAAGGCCATTGCCAAGTCCGCGGATTTTCTGGAGGCGGGAGAAGCTGCTTGGCAGATGTATCAGTATGCCGGGGCCGAGGCGGATGTGGCAATCCTCAAGGGAATTTCCTATGTCCTAGATGGTTTGGATTGGCTGCTCAAGAAGGTTGGTGTCACTGCAACTGGTTGGGGAAATGCCACGCGGCAGATGGCTGCTGACATTGACAAGATCGGTCAGGATGCCTTCCTGAAAGCGGGCGAGCATTGGGACAACTTCATGAAGGGGAGGAATTCCAAGGCCGCGGATAACTGGATTCAGAACTTCAAAGACGGGCACGACAAAGCAGCCCAGGCGGCGGCGGAGTCGGCACGCGCCACGGCAGGAGCGGCCAATAACGCCGACAAGTATGCCCAGGCTTGGCAGAAAGCCCAGGAGAACGCACAGAAGGTAGTCTCGACGCTCGCGGAGCTTAAGAAGGCCAACGACACCTTCGGGATGTCTGAAGGCCAGAAGAAGATGTATGACTTGAAACAGCTTGGGGCCACAGCCGACCAGATGCAACAGGCACAGATGCTCCAGCAATCCCTTGATGCCAAGGAAGAGGAGAAGAAGCGAGTTGATGAACTCAAAGAGAAGATGAAATCCATGTGGCAGGAGGCCATGACGCCGCAGCAGAAATACCAGGAGGCTCTGGACCAGATTCATCAGGCGATGTTGCGGAACATCATTACGCAGGATCAGGCCAACCAATTATCGAAGAAGGCAGCGGCGGAATTGAATAAGGCGGAGCCCAACAAGAAGGCGACTGCCGAGCAGTACTTCTCTAGCTTCACCGTCCGCAATAATGGGGGGAATGATCCAACGGTTGATCTCTCTCGCCAACAGCTTACCGAGCAGCAGAAGCAGACCAAAACCCTTGGGGATATCTATGGATTGTTCCAGCAGGGTAATGGTCCGGTGATGCTTAGCATTTCTAGCAATTAGTCTCCCATCAAACGTCTTGTATGGCAGTCATTCAGCTTGATAAGATGTGGGATGGGGCCAAATCCGTCGCCACGCTCGCTCCCGATGGCACTATCGCGGATCAAGAGACTGAAATCTGGTTTGTCAGGGTGGATGATCCTGACAACTGGATTCCGGCTCTGGCTCGTTCCGCACCTGGAATTCCCCAAGTAGGGGATGTGCATCCGCTTGCTCCGACTTGGCTTCGCGTGCGGCAGACGGATTGCGAGCGAGTCGCCAAGCACCGTGACCTGTACAAAATTACTGTCACCTACGGCACGCAGCCCGAGAATTCCTCTAAGACTGAATCCGGCAAATGGTATGTGCAGGTGCAGAGCACCGGGGTGGAGAGACAAATACCGCAACACGAGGACCGCAACGGCAAGCCGATTGTGAACTCTGCTAGCGATCCTTTCGAGCCACCACTTAATAGAATCTTCTACGATGCCGCCATCTCGGTGAACTTCAACATCGTCCCAGACCTGTTGGATATCCAAACACTGGAAAGCTTGCGTGGCATGGTCAATTCCACGCAGGTAACGCTCACGATTTACGGGAAGAAGATGATTTATCCGCCGAACACACTGCTGATGGCTAAGGCGGATTGGTCAACGCAGGTCGGCTATGGAATCTCCTTCTTTTCGGTTTCCATAGTCCTGCATTACCGCCGGCTCAATTCAGACGGCAGCGGCGGCTGGACTTATCAACTGGTGGATCAGGGATATAACCAGAAGGGCCCTAATGACACCAAATCCAAGCGAATTACAGACGGTAATAGCCTCGAAAAGACAACCATTACTTACCTCGATGGTCATGGAATGCCCTTAGCTGATGGAGCCAAGGCTGTCCATATGGATTTCGACATCCAGTATCAAGCAGACCTCAACGTGATTTTGGCAGATGTGTAATGGCCGGACAAAACCACAAGCAGCCTGCTGTCTTCGATGTTGACACCGCCAAGATGGTGCTCGATGCCGTTCGTCGTGTATCGGGCGACCAGCAATTCGCTACCAACCAATTTAGCACGAGACGCCCAAGAGCACCCGTCAATCCCTTCTTCTGGGCCAAGATAACGGGTAACGCTTCGATCTCCGGCAGCGGCGGGCCATTCAAGTATTCCTACACCGAGCAAGTCAGAAATCAGAATGGGTGGCAGGACGCTACTAATCCGAAGACGGGGGATGTATCTGCATCAACGACGAACGGGGATGGTTCACGGGCAGCGGTCTTCTGGGCAATCAATCCTGGTGATGCGACTGGCTCGACTGCCACGGCGCTGGCCAACGGCACTATCGTTTTTATCAACGTAACTTTCGATGCCGACTCCTTCCCGTATTACACGATTGTGAACACTCAGCCCGGCACCGTTAATGTGAACATCGTCACAGATGTCTCTTGGGATGGGAGCAATCTCCAGGAAACCAAGACTCCCGCCACACTATTCGGATCGACCGGCACCCCGAGCACGACCACCATCACCGGCACCACGGATTGCCCCACAGCATGAGCAATTTACTCCGGCGAGGCTCACAACTTCTGGCGAAGAGCGGCGTGCTAATGAACGACGCCAATGGTTGCGCATGCTGCGGCGGCGGAGGCGGCGGCTGTGGCGGCTGTCCGACCGTCAACGCGATTCGAGTCGATCTCGATTTCTCCATCTGCACCGGATGCTTTGCCACTTGCTATGAATTCGGGGATGGGGGATCTGTCTCCACCAAGCGAATTCGTGATATATCCGGCTCTTACTGTGTCCCTTGCGGTGTTGCCACGGCTTTCGACCTTGGTCACTCGTCACCGTTCTTCGAACTCTACGATGATTTCAACTGTGCTGGCTTCCCGCACAGTGAATTCACCAGCAGCGTCGCCTGGATCGAGATTTATGCCAACATCGTCAGCGGGCAGTGGATCGTAGACGTATCAATCCATATAGGTGGTGGTGGCGCGGACCCGATATCAGGTGGGCATGAGCCAGATACTTATAAGGGCACGGCAGCGGCAAGCTGCACTGATTCGGCGACACTTGCCCCATATGCCGGTAGCGATTGGTCCTGCGATGTCGGCCCGTCTTTTTGCCCGCCAGAGTGGGGGCCGAGCACTTGGCCACAGAATTATTATTCCGTGAATTCCATCACGGTAACCCCCAATGGCTGCACGCTTCCAGTGGGCAGCAGCAGTTCGAGTGGGCCGTTCGAGAGCGACAGCAGCCAAAGCTCCGCGAGTTCCGCCAGCAGTTTAAGTTCAGCCAGTAGCCAGAGCTCTCAAAGCAGTCTGAGTTCCAACAGCAGTAGCAGTCCGGAAAGTCTGTCGTCTGCTAGCTTGGTGTCGTCTGGTGGTCACATTATCATCGGTGGGGTATCCTCCGCGAGCAGCCAATCCCACTCCAGTGTTTTCTTCCTGCCGGAACCAGAAATGATTAGAGCGAGCAGTCAATCAAGCTCCAGTCTGCTTCTGCCAAAGCCCGGAATTGTTGTTTCCCAACGCAAGATCATTCTTCCGGACGATCCGGTAAGGAAAACCAGAGCCTCGAAAGAAGTGTGGGGGCCGGCGCTGTGGTCATTGCTCCACAACCGGCCAGATGTCTACGATGGAATCCCATCCCTAGAACTCAAATGGCTGGAGCGGCAGTTTCGCCGGACGATTCCCTGTGGGGAATGTCGCGACCATTGGGACAGGCTCTACCTTCTGCATCCACCGGATTTAAGCTCGGATGAAACTTACTTCGCATGGACAGTCGCTATGCACAACGAGGTGAACAAGTTTGTGAAAAAGCCGGTGATGCGTTTGGAGGATGCGAAAGAGAAGTATGGCAGGAATCGATAGAAGTGTGTCGGGCATAGAGCCGCGATGAAGTATCCGGACAAGGGTAAAGCGGGTAGCCATCCCCATTCCTCGCCCTAGTTTGAACACCGACACATTTATACAGCAAGGCCCCGGCGACCAATCCCAAGGTCTGCCGGGGCCTCGTTTCTTCAGTGGAATGCTTCTGCGGGGGCTGAGTGCCGCACGAAAATCTTGGTGGTGTAGAACGATTGAATCACGTCGTTTTTATCAACCAAGAAATGGAATGTGTAATCACCCCAACTGCCGGCATCCGCATTGACCCTGAAATGTCGCAGATCGCCACTCGACTCGTCCAGGTAGGCTATGTCGTTTGGTAGAACCACACGATACGACTTCATCTTTTCCACGGCTTCAGCCAGCTTCATACCCACCACATGCGCCTTGAAATCCTGCATCTGTTGCCTGGCCTGATCTTCGGTAGTAGGGGGCGGTGGGGCCGACTTTGCTAGCTGCTGGCGGAGGGTGGCTAGCTGTTGCTTGAGATTCGCAATCTCTCCCTCCTGTTGCCTGATCTGCTTTTGGAGGGCCTCGACTTCCGCGTTGGTCAGTGTCGTCGGCTGTGTGGCCGCGACTTCGCGGGCGTGCGTCTTGGCCGCAAGCCTGCTCTGGGCTTCCTGAACACTGATCTGTGCAACGGAGGGCACGGCGAACGCAGCGAGAATACCGACGAACAGCATTACGCGAATCATAATTGCTCCTTGCCCAATAGGGCGAAAGCTGTCATTGGAACAGAGGCATGGCCCACACATAATTCCCCTCAGGTCTTCGAGACTTGATCTAGGAATCCACCAACGAGGCAATCTGCCCAACACTCCGGCAACAACTCATAGATCGCGTTCAACGATCCAACAGAGTGGAGCGTCCGCTCATAAAGACATCCCAGGGTCCGCTTCTCGGAGTAGAGCAGGAATGAATTATCCTGGACTTGGAAGAGGACGTGGAGGCAGACTTCCCGGAAGGTCTGGCCTTTCTCGGTGACGTTCCTTTCGTCGCGGAGGCTGGCGACTGCTTTGCCGATGAATTCCTGTTTACCCCCATTAGCTGTGAGTGTGACCTTGTCCAT